AGGGCAACCATATTATTGTTGTTATTGATTTAATCTTTTCTCTATATTAGAGTAGATTTCCATACCTTCATCAGTTTTAAACCAATGTGCTAGTGCAGTGTAAGGATGTTCATCAAATGGTATAACCATTAGTTTTCTACCAGTTGAACCCCATAGGAAATTTCTTTGGTCAGAAGATAATCTTAATATACCATCTTCAACAGCTCTAATACCAAAGTTTCTTAACATCACATTCTCGTCATCCGCTAACTCTAAAAAGAGTTTAGGGTTGTTACGAGCAAATACTAGTAAATCTCTTCTAAGTTCTTTAGAGCTCAAACTAGATACCTCAGAACCCTTCTCTACACGCATGATAGCTTCTGCCATATCAATGTCGATATTTTTAGCAGCAACCAACGCATCAACTTGCATTTCTAATATATCTATCTCGTCAGAAGCAATTGCAGCTGGTTTATACTCGTAGTATAAATTGTCTTTGTGAGGGTGATACAAACTTAATAGTTTTTGTAATACCGTTTTTTCTTTTGGAACATATAACATTCCACTTCTAAAAACAATATGCTCTAATCTTTGATCACCTTTCATTTCATCAACAAAAGGTGTTCTCTGATTTTGACAATATTTAAGTTCTCTTTCGTAACCCTTTTCTTGGTCAAAATAAAATATGCCAGTAGATTTTATGGATCTAGACAGTGGTGTTTTACCACCTTTTAAATAATACATTCTATCTTTAATCTCCCACTCATTTGCAGGTTTTAATCTTTCTCTTGCTTTTGGTTCTTCAACTACAGTTTCTTCAAAAAATTCCGTAACTGTTTCTTCCATTGTTTCTATTTGAGGTTCTACCTCAACCTTCTTTGTTTTTTTCTTTGCCATAATATAATATATAATAAAATTAATAAAAATAAAAGGACCGAGGCCGAAACCTCGGTTCTTTTAAAATAATTGTGCTTATTTCATTAACATGAAATTGTTAGCACCTTGTGTAACTAAACATCTTTCAGAAAGCATGTGGATTTCCATCGCATCTAAAGCAGATGTAGAAGCTCCAACCGAACCAGTAGTCCAAGTTTTCAATTTTCTGTTGTCAGTTTGTGAAGCTCTATAACGAACATGTAAGAAAGGTCTCTTAAGATTCTTCCCTAATTGTTGGTCATAAACCGTTGAAGTACCAGCTGGGATAATAACCCCTCTGATTGCGTTAGCAGCTGAAGCAGCGTTAATACCACCTCTTGTTGCTAAATCATTCAAGTATCTGAAGTCAGACTTGTAGAAGTCATAAGAACCTCTTCTGAAACCAGAGAAACCTAAGTTTAAAGCCATGTCTTCTTCGTTGTCAAATACACCGTAAGAAGTACCTCCAGCTCCATAAGAATTCATAGAAGCTAACATGTCATCCATTGCTAACGAAGTAGCTCTATTTACAAACATCATGTTTTCTTCAATAGCACCTTGCTTATCAAACTCAGCTAAGATAGCATCAAATTCAGCTAAATCAGTAGCAGCGTTCACACCAGTGATTCCAGAAGTTAAATTACCTCTTGACTCAATAGCAGCGAATAAACCTTCTGTACCAACTGTATCTCCATTAGAAGCGATAAAAGCGTCAACACCTGTTGCAGCTGTAGTGTCATCACCTAATTCACCTTCTAACATAGACATCTCTAAGTAATCGTTAAAACGAGCTCTTGTGTCAGCTTCAGCTTTTAAGTACCATAAGTAACCTGATTGACCCTCTTCACCAGCAACTTCAACCCAACCAATTCTAGACGCATCAGAACCTGATACAGAATAATAATCTTTTAAGATAATTGGTTTGTTTTGGTAAGTTTTGAAACTTGGTTCGTTAGCACCTCTTTGCTCAGTTGCAGCAGCTGCCGCACTGTTATAAGACATACCTTTACCGAATTCAGAACCATAAACTAACACAGTAGTTGATTTAGCTCCCGCTAATGCCGCTACCGCAACACCATCATAAGGTAAAAGTGTTAACTCATCATTGTTAGTAATAGCTGAAACTATACACTTAGAGATAGTATTAGCGTTAGAAACGATAACAGTATCGTTAACTCTAACACCATGAGCAGTATCAAGACCAGCTGTAATATCAGTTGCTTCATCAATGTCAGCTTGTAATAATAAAGTGTTTGATCCAGACATCACGCCCTTGTAAGATAAATGTAATCTACCTTGCTCTGACCAAATAACTTGATCAGCCGTCATAGATTCTTCAGCTCCAACTTTTGAAAGAAATCCTGAAATAGTTCTCGGTCCGAAAACTTCAGCTTCTTTCTCCATTAGATCTGGTAAGTATTGTTGTCCCCAACCGGCAGAGCCGTTTAGGTCTAAATAGTTTGTTGCCAACGTTTGCTGTATTGTAGCAGGTACGCTATTCAACAATGGACCATTTGTAATTGCCATAATTTTAAATTTTTAATTTGTTATTTTTTGTTAATTTTAAATTTGAAATCAGCAGAGTTGTCTCCTAAAGCTTTTACAGTTATACCACCAGCACTCACAGTACCGTGTGATTGTCTAGGGCTCATATCTATGTTTTTAGCATTTTCAACACTATCTTTCATAGCATCAGCCTGACCTTGTTCGTAAAAGTGTTTAGCGATAGCATCAGCATTCATTGCTGTATATAGAGATTTATGGTATCCTTGAGCATCTGACATTTCATTATTTTCATTCAAGAACTTCTTGACAAAATTATTAATGTCTACCTGAGTATCCTTAACCGCTCCAGCGTTGTTTACGTTGTATCTAAATTTCTTATCTCCGACCTCATATTCAAAACCTTTGAATTTGTCGTTAAAAACCTGCTCGGTTTTATTTAAGAAAGTAGATTTTTGTTTATCTGCTATCTCTTCATTACTCGCTTTTTCCTTGTTGTACCTATTAAAGAAATCAATTGCTTTCTGTTGGTCATCAGTTAATTTAGACCCAGCTTTAATTTCTTCATAGTATTTGGATTTATTCTCTTCCAATTGAGATTTAGCGTTCGCAACTTGCTCTTTTAACGCTAGTTTTTTTCTACGTATTTCTCTATCGTCGTCTACATCTTCGTCGAACGAGAATTGATCTTCCAAAAGGAAGTTAATTTCTTCTGTATTTAAATGAGGTTTTGTTTGCTTATAATGCTCATACAATACATCTTGATTATCCATCTCACTGTAATCTCTATTAAGCTTAACGTAGTCATTTAAATCACCACCAGTTTCATCCATAAAGTTAACTAACTTCTGAATGTTCTCTGGTAAAGGTTCACCAGTCTCCATAGACTCTTTTATAGCCTCCGCAGCTTCAGTAGCTACTTCTTCTACCTGTTCTACAGTTTCGTTAGTGATTTCCTCTACTGTTGGCGTATCTTGTTTTTCCACTTCTTGTACTTCAGTTTCAGGTTTGACCTCTTCAACTGGTTTTTCTTCTGGTGGATTGTTTAAATCAACCTTTGTAACTGTTGGTTCAACAGCTTCAGTTGGTTTCTTCATTTTCGCTGCAACCTTAGTAACGTTACCTTTTGTTTCATTACCATCTGGTTGTTTTGCTTCTTTTTTTTCTACTTTAATTTTGCCAGTTTCGTTGTCTACGATTGGCTCTTCTTTTTCTGCCATAATATAATATAATAATAGTTAATAATTTTACTTAGGACCAAATGCTCCTAAACCGAACTCGCCACTCATTATATCATTACCTGAGGACTCAAACTTTTTAGGTGGTTTCTTGTTTAATCTTTGGTCTATAAGCTCACTTTGTTGTGATGCTTGCATTTTTGTTCTATCGTCTTTACGATCTTCTTTTCTTGTATCTTTCATATCAACTTCCTCCATATTCATTTTTTGAAGTTTCATGTTGATTTCGAATTCCATTTGCATGAGCTCCTTCTTAATCTCAGCTTCCTCCTGCATTTGTTGAGATTTTAATTGTCCTTTAGTCTGTTCTAGTTCAATATTCAACTGGTGAGCTGCTTGAGCTTTTTGAGTTTCAGCTTCTGCCGCTGCTTTCGAAGCTTCTGCTTGAGACTTACCTTGAGCCTCTGTCATCTCAAGTTCTTGTTTTTGCTTTTCTTCAGCTTTCTTCTTTCTAGTAATTTTAAGCATTTGATTAGCTAGCTTAATATTTCTAATGTTTCTTAAATCAATAGCATCTTCTAAGTCTATTGATCCTTGTTGTATAGATGTTTGTATGTTATTTTCTAACATTTGTTTTTCTTCATCATCTGGTGCTAACTCTAAGAATATACCAAAATCGTATAAGTGTAACTCTGCCATCTCTTTTAACGTAGCAACATTATGAACACCTATAGATTGTATGAAAGCATCTTTTGTTGGAGAATATTCTAGTATGTCAGATATTCTTAAAGATAATGATTCAGCAACCTCTGCTGTTAAGAACATACCACTTTGTAAGATATGTCTTGTAGCTACATTTGAGTTTGCTGCAGCCATTTTTTGTATACCAACTAATGATTTAGCATCTGGAGTAGAAGCGTCTCTAGCTTCGTTTAAACCGGTCGTATCTCTAATCATTTGTAAATAGTAGTTATAAGTACTAATTAACCCCTGCATTTTATTAGCAGCAGCGCTACTATTAGATATTTCCTGTATAGGTGTTTTACCTTGATTTGGATCTCCATCTTGAGTTAATGACCTACCAATAACAGAACCCGTCTGGAAGTACATATTTAAAGCTTCTTGTGGGTTGTAGTTTGTTCCGTTACCTAAATCAATCTCAGCTAAACCATCAGCATCTAAATAAACACCATCAGGAACCATTCTAGACAACACCTGTTGAAGTTTTAAATGAGTTAGTTGTATCATGTCAGCGAAACCAGTTATTCTGCTGACAAGTGATTCTATTCGCCCTTCGTACATTCTAGGTGCGCAGATAGCGTAATTCATTTTAACCTTAGTGTAATCACTTTTAGGACGCATCATGTTTCTCGCCATTTCCCATTTAAGTAATTTATCGGTTCCAAGTATAACAGCACCTTCGTATAAACATTCGATAGCTCTTTGAAGTTTAGAGAACTTAAAGTCTACATCTACTGGTGGATTAAACTTATCGTCCTTCTTTATTATTTTAACAGAACCACTAGCCGTCTCTTTAACCTTGTAAACTTCATTCATGTAAGTTTTGTAGTTAAAGTATAAAACTTGTATCTTGTTCTCATCGTCATCTTTTCTTCCTTGTGAGTATCTATTATTTTTCATAGATATCTCCTCTAAATCTTCATGCTCTAAGTGTGGGAACTCCTTTACCAACTCGTTAATTGGAATCTCTTTAACCTCTCCAACGTAGTATATGTCTTCGAAATAAGGGGAATCTGTGTGAGAATAAACTAGGTTAGCTGGATCTACATAATCTATAACAACTCCTTCAGAGGTGTTGAAAGATGTTTTAACAGCGCCTATACCTAGTATTGTTAAATCTTGGTAGAATCTTCTTTTTATTAAATCATAGTTATTACCTTTGAACAAAACACTTAAAGCAGCTTCTTCAGCTAGTTCAACAGCTTGCTTATAGTTAAGTTGCATGTGTAATGCTAACTCTTCTTCTGAGTCAGGAAGTTTTTCTGGTGGAGTTGTTGATAAATCAATATTCATAGACGCTTTAGTTTGAGCGTCAAACTCTTTAAGCCTCATGTCTTTCAGTAAATTTTCCATATAATCAGTACGCTTACTGACGCCCGCTTGATCTTGTGAGTATGCTTTTACATCATATAGTTTTTCTGCGATTCCGTTAACGACTATGTCAACAAACTTAGGGATAATTGGAACTGGTTTCCAATCTAAGTTTAGGTATGATAAATCGCCATTAATAGATAATTCATCTTTATATTTTTGGATGGGCTGCTCGCCCCTAGCGTACAACCTTAAGTTGTGAAAATTGTTTAACCCTTGATTATATCTACTATTACCAAACCACTCTTGTTCAATAGCACGAGCAACCTTTAAACCGTATTCATAACTAATCTTCTCAGCATCACCTACAACTTGGCTCGGGAAAAAATGATTTATATTTCGTCTATTCATTCTATTTTTTAATTATTTGAGACACACCCCCAGTATTTGAATATTTTGAGATATGTATACTTAACGGTTGTTTTTCTATCTTTGCATTTGGCGCATATAAATGTCTGTTGTTAGCCATAATAGCTAAACCAGAACTTATAGACGCATCATGCTTTGTTCTTTTGTTTATGTCAAACTTACTCCAATCACTCAATAACTCATTAAAATACAAATCACCGTGACTACCATCTTGTTTTATTCCAACGTGATCTTGTATATACATCTCGATCGCCGCGGCATGAGCTTGTTTGATATCTTCTGAGGAGTTAGGTATCCCTCCTATTTCTTTTTCTGCTACAGATAATTTGTTCCATATCTTGTCCGGTCTATTCATACTAAACCCTCTATATCCTCGACGTCTCAGATAATACAAGAGACGAGGTTTATTGTTCTCTGCGAGTATAGGCATCCCATAAAATACTAAAGCCATTAGAACATCCTCAAAGAACATCTCAGCTGTTGGTGGTCTTGACAAGTATTCTAAAAAGAAACTGTTAGCCGGAGCATCTTCCATGCTAAACCTAGTTAGGCCGTGTAAAGCCCCTTTAGATCCAACTCCATCTACCGTTCCTGATATATCGTAGCTGTCACAACCAAA